TTCTCATTTTATTCCTCATAGCCCTCGCAGGAGTGTGTTGAGACAGCTTCGAGAAATGGAGAAAACGAAGCCACCTATATTGATTTTATCATCTCCATTGATTGATGACAACATTATTCAGCATCATTTGAATCGGGAACTTGATCGCAATGTGATGGTGGGCAATCCATATGCTTTATTTCTGGGCAGCCCCCTTCCATCTCATCGATCATTATAACCAGCTCTTTCATGTACCCCATTTTCAATTCTCCTCTTTTTCTTCAATAAGCTTTTGACCTAAACCTAAACCTAATTCGCCTGTACTGTGAGATTTGAAATGCTCTCCACAAAAGTTTGCCCCCTCACCCCCCATGATCATCGTTGCGTCATATTCGGCATCACTATCGCAAAAGTTACACTTTGGAAGCTTATATACTACAGCCTCAACTGTAGGATTATTTTCTTCTTCTGCTAATGCTTCTTCACACGCCTCATCCATCATTCTTTCCATATCTGCTTTGTTGAATATATCAAATTCTTTTTCCATTTTCCGTCCCATATGATAGTTAGCCTCAAATCTAGTTACTAAATGTTTTGCTACATTCCATCTCTGTAGTTCAGTAAACCCTTTATCAAAAGCAATACCAGAATCTGCAATCCATTGAGAATTAACCTCATCTACTATATCGATTTTAATTATTTGTATAGCTTCTTTTCTATTGAATATACCTAATTTCATATCCTCTATATACTTATCTGTAAACCTTGTAAATATTTTAATATATTCAATATCGTTATCAATTAAAAAAGATAATAAAATTTGTCGATCATCAAATATTAAAGTATTAGTGGACTCAATAAAGTTCTCGGCTATATCTTCTTTTTGTGTATTTACTTTTATTTCCATTTTTTCACTCCTATATATTTATTTATATATTAATCAGTGTTGCAGAGGTTTCAGTTGCTAGGCGGTGGTCCTTCCTGTCCGCTCCTCGAAGTTATGTTCGAGAGGGGTTTTATTCCCCCCTACTAACCCTGCCAGTCTTTTGGACGTTCTAGAGTTGGTGTTACCCAACCATAGTTTTACAACTCCATCAAACCTTTCCTGATTGCAATAATGTAAAGGTATCACATTAAAAATCATATTGTCAACCCCCATAATATAAACATTTATCATGCAATGCATCTCCGATGAATCAAAACATTTATTTATATGGGTATAATATTTATATATAGACATGGAATGCATCTATGATGTAAAAGAAAAGGTATATAGCATGGTAATTGAAATTGATTGGAGCTGCTGTAAGTGTAGTAATGTTTGGAGAGGTCCTGATGGAAAATGCCCAGAATGTAAGCATATAAGAAACCCATTACATAAGCATGGGGATGGTATTGAAAATGCTTGTATGGGAGGAATAACAATAAATGCCAAAGAATACAAGACACATAAAAAAACTAGAGAAAGACCTTAATTTTAAATTCCCAGAGGAGTGGTGGTTTTTATTAGCTGACGAATTGGGGAAAATATTTGGAGATGACACTTTGAATTTTAATCTTTCATTAACTGGGGTTCTTTCTAAAATTGGTCATAAAGCCCCTTTTAAAGCTTGGGCTATAACCATTGGCAATACTGTATATATAACCAAAGCCTTTGCTTGGGAAAATGATTTAAAAGTTAACTGGCGATTAAGATTTAAAGATGATTTTACAAACTTAGCAATCATATTATCAGTCTTGGCACATGAGATATATCACGTTAAAGATCAAAAGAGGGTTGGTTTTTGGAAATGGATGTTAAAGTATATTATTCAAAGACCATTTTATACAGCTAAAACTCATCCAATGGAAGTACCAGGATATGAATTTGCAAAACACATGAAGCAGATTTTTCTTGATGATTTAAAAGCATCTGCTGTTGTAAAAAGACATGAGGTATAAAAGTGAGCTATAAGGAAAATTCATTTGAAGATGGCATTCCTTTAGAATATTTAGAAGAACTCAGGCAACTAATGCAGGATTTCAATCTTCCGTTCATAACAATCAATATACATAACAAAGAAAAGCATGATGCTCCACTTTTAATTATTTGCGGAAAAATCGAGGCTGTGATAAATTCCATATTAGCGGATATCTTTTTCGCTAGAATGGACGAAGGTGGATACTTGTTAGGATCGTTAGAAAGTAACTTAGATAGCCTTTTAACGCTTAGTTCATATTTAAGACTAAAGCATGAAAAAGGAAAGCTATCGAAGGTGCTAAATAAGATTAAAGATACTAAAGAACCTACACCAGTACCAAACGTGTTCATAGAAGAATTTAGAAAAGCCTGGGAGGCAACAGAAAATGGATCAGACAAGGACAGAAATATATAGCGGAATAAAAGGTGGAAGGGGTAGACCAAGACAGCCTTATTCAAAAATTAAAGGCAGAAAAGAATATAAAAGAGGAACATGGGTTCGTGATAGAAAAGTTTCTTTACCAGAAATAAACATAGGTACTTGTAAAAATGCAAGCTGGAGAGGACGTAGAGGTAGAGGTAGACCTTTATGTGATGCAGTAAATGTAGAATTAGGTAATGGTTATTGTGTAAGCTGTTGGGATAAAAGGTCTGGTAGAAAAGTTATAGTTTAATACCATTAGCTTCTTCAAGAATAGATGTTCTTAGACCAACTGTTATTTTTAAAATAAATAATATTAGAAAGGTAACTATAAATGAATATGCAATTGTGGTTCCCACTGCTATTAATTGCTCTAATAATATTTGCATATTACCTTCGATCATCCCAGTAGTTCCACCTAATGCAGAGGTGGCGAATAAACCTGTTGCAAGGCTACCCCATATGCCTCCAACACCATGAATTGAAAATACATCTAAAGCATCATCAATCTTTATATATTTTTTAAATCCTAATAATGTAAAGTAACATATTACTCCACTACCAAAACCTATTACTAATGCGTAGATTGGCTCAACAAAACCACAAGCTGGCGTGATCGCTACTAGACCTGCAATAGCTCCACAAGCAGCTCCAATAGGGTTTATTTTCTTAGTAAGCATATACTCACAAACCATCCAAGTTACCATTGATACTGATGCTGCAATATTAGTAACTAGAAACGCATTGACTGCCCTAGCGTTAGATGCTAGTTCCGAACCAGCATTAAAGCCATTCCAACCAAACCATAGCATAGCCATACCTAATAGAACAAATGGAATACTGTTTGGTTTACTTGCCTTTTTTAAATTTATTCTTGGGCCAACCATCCAAGCTGCTACAAGAGCTGCTATTCCTGAGTTAATATGAACTACAGTCCCACCAGCAAAGTCTAAGGCTCCTCTTTCATTTAACCAACCACCTTCTGCCCAAACCCAATGGCATATTGGTATATAAACAAAAGTTACCCAAGCAACTAAAAAGATTAAATATGTTGTAAACTTAAATCTTTCGACAAACGCCCCTGTAATAAGGGCTGGTGTAATAATTGCAAACATACCCTGAAATGCAATAAAGATAAGGGTATCACCATCAGTAATATCTATATTATTAAGTAAGACGTTATTAAAATTTCCTATAAAGGAGTTGCTACCAGAAAATGCTAAACTATATCCGTATAGCATCCAGATTGTGCCCACCACACCTAAAGAAACAAAACTATACATTAATGTGGGTATAAGGTTTTTCTTTCTCACTAAGCCAGCATAAAAGAACGCTAGGCCTGGAGTCATTAGAAATACAAGTGCTGTTGCTAGCATCATAAAAGCTAGATTGCCTGAATCATTCATTTCTTCCCTCCCCTATTCTCTCTAGTAAATTGTTTATTGTATCTGCTAAACAAATTCCAATTTCACTTTGCCAAATATTTCTTCTATCTGGGCACTCCACTATCCATTGACACCCATCAACATTTCGTTCTTTCCAGTTTCTAATAGATGCTGACCATCTATATTTAAATAATTTCTCTATTGCCTTGAGATCATCTTTGGATAAAGTTACACCAAGTTCTTTCAACTTTTTTTAAGCTGAAACCAAATCTTATTTAAAACATTAGATAATACTAGCGTAGATGCTGTTTGTTCTACATTGGATACATCTGAATCTATCTCTAATAATACGTGTATATAATTTTTATACATCTCTATTATTGGGTCCTCTTGATCTATAATGGTGGCATATGATTTATTTAGCCCCACGCAATATCCTTTTCTGTTAGAGAGTCAAAATACACGTTGTCAGCTCTATCTTTAGCTTCTTTCTGTTTAATTTTAGTATCTTTTATTTCTTGAGATACTAAAAAACTAATTCCACCAATTAATACGATTGCTGATAATCCTAAAAGCATATTTTTATGTTCTTTCTTCATTTTACTACCCTATTTTATTATACAAATAAATTCTTAAAAATTTAAAACGCATTATCCTCTAAATTTTTCTTCCATTCATTATCCTCATCCCATAAACTGTAACTACAAGTAAGTTCATCCCCTTTTTTAATATTTTTAATGGTAATTAATCTACAACATGATAAACGATCTTCAAAAACACCTACATAAGCACTTTTTAACTTACAATTAGGTGTGTCTGTGTGGTTATAGAAGCCCCCCAGAGGCGTTCTCAGCCATCCTTGAGGAAAGTCTGGGTGTTTGACATGGCTAATGCCTAAATCCGTCCCTAATGGGATGTCTTTAATTGCAAAAAGACCTAATCCATGAATCTTAGACTCATTAATTGTCAATGATTCAGGTAGTGGGTTATACATTAACAAGATACCTCCAGCTAATAGGATATTTTGGTTGTATTAAATCAGAAATTTGCTGGGCAATCTCGCTAGTTTCAGCTTGAGCATCTTTAGAAAGCCTTAAATTGCAAATTCTAGAAAAAGCATAGAGGCTTCCAGTCCAATACCATTCCGTATATGTTGATTGCGGTAATAACATTCTAGCTTGTTCTGGTGCTACACCTTTTCTAATTAATAAATTGTATGTTTCATTTGAATTAGTAAGTAAATCAGAAATATCTGTCCACTCAGAATGTGTTAATTCGACTATTTCCTCGCCAGACCCCTGTTTTTTATCTATAGGTTTACTTCTCCAGTCTTTAGGTATGTAAAATTGTGGTTTAGAATCCACATATCTTCTGCTAACCTCATTCCAAACAAGTCCTACCTGGTGTTTAACAAGCTGACGTGCCACAAATATTGGAGCATAAATTCTAAATTGAAGTTGCGGATGCCCAAATGGAGTCCAATGACCATGAGAAGCCAGATATTTAATAAGTTTTTCATCGCCTTCTGTAAAATTTTTATGATGTTTATCAAAACTAACCCTTGCCGCATTTACTACTGTTAAGTCTGATCCAAGTTTTTCAATTAATTCAACCTTCATTAAACTTTTCTATTCCAATTTTTAGGTGGAGTTAAAAACTTTCTTTCTAGTCCCCCATTACAAAAACCACAAATTGGTCTTCTGATAATTCCTTCAAAAACATATTTAATTTGTTTTACGTCATCTAACTTACATGACCCACAAGTGTATTTATATCTAGGCATTTCTTTGGTTTTTCATGTTTTGTTTTTGTATATTTTTTAATTCACATACAATGTGATCCATTATGTGAGATTGAGTTAAGCTCATAGCCATATTAGAACGCTGTTCGGTCCCATACACGTCCAAACTTTGAGCTATTGCATCCTCATCTATTAAACGGCAGTACTGGATAAACATCTTCCAAATCTTGTCGTCTTTATCTATTAGTGTACTCATCTTCTAGAACTCCTCTTTTTATTTTGTTTTTGCTTTTTAGGTAACAACGATAGCTTTGAAATTAATTGAACACTTTTTCGGTTATCAGAAATAAAATTTTTCTTTTTATTTCTTTTTCTATCCCTATTTTCCCATCTTGGGAAGATATTACACATCTTTAATTCTCCATGACCCCCAAGCTATTGTGTGTTTCGTTTCTATAAACGGGAAAAAGTTTTTAGCATGGCCTATAAATTTATTATACTTACCAGATTCAGTTTTTAGATATATCCAACGCCCACCATCTATAAAGAATTCCTCGTCATCTGCAATTAAATAAAAAGCCTTAAACTTTGTTAAAAATCTGGAAATCCTTTTTTGTATAGTTTTTTGTCTAGGTTTATTTGGAGTCCATTTAATTGTTGGTCTATCATTAAGAATAGGCATAGTAAACATTATAAATCCTAATATTATATAATTATTATTATTTAACACACATTATACCAACTAGTCAACATTAGTATAATTTAATGGGGTACATTATGAAATTCTATGTTGACGCTGACGAAACATTAATCAATTGGGCAATGGGGTTAGAGGTAAATAAAGAATTAGTAAAGGTATTACAAGAGGGTTTAAGTAGTTATAATTTTAAACTTGTGATCTGGAGTGTGTTTGGGAAAAAATGGGCTGAGAAATATTCAAAACAATTATTTCCAGACTTAGATATTACTTATGGTACTAAAAAAGAATTATATCAAAAAGTGCCATATGGTTCTTTTGCAATAGATAACAGGAAAGAACAAGATAAAAAATATTTATTAAGATTCAAAAAAGTTTTTACTTCAGAAGAATTCTTGAGCATATACCAACATTTATTATGTGTATGTAATTGCGGTTGTTCAATGTAATATTATGAATTATAACATAACCCCTTATAGGGGGTTATGTTATAAATATAAAAAAGGCCGTGCCTTTAAAAGTAATATTGGGGTGGTGGAATAGCATAATATAATATATCTAATAAATATACATAACCATCCAACCCCCCTATAAGGGGGTTGGAGGTTATTCTTAAATAATAATAATATTTTAATATAACCATGAAACCCCTTTAGGGGGTTTCAGGTTATAAATAATATATAAATATATAATTACTACAAATTTTAAAAAATATTTCATTTAGTAAGAGTATAATAATTTAGGAGTTTGTTAATTTGGCATCTAAAAACAATTTGTAATTCCAGGAGGATGTTTTAAAAATGGGTTTATTTAAAAAAGTTATGAAAGATATATTTTCACATTCTTTAGCGGCTACTTTTGGAAAGATTGCGAAATATACACTTTCAGTATTGTTAATTGCTATAGGTATTTTAGGTTTAGTATTATCTTATATTGATCCAATGCCATATATAGCATCAGTATTTCCTATTGTAATAACTGGTACAATTATTAATGTTACACAAGCAAATATACAAACCATTTTGACATTTTTAACTGTTAATTTAATTTATGCAGTTGCTGGTTCAAGTACATTAATTGTCGCAGGATTAGCTTTTTATATAAGAGATATTAAAGCTACACCAATGGCTATTATAAGATTGCCTATAAAAACATATAGAGTGGCAGTTAGAGGAAGAAACTGGTTATTAGCCAAAATAAATTATTTGAATGAAGAATCAGCTAAATGGAAAACTACATTTAATATACTTAAATCTCCATATTCTTTATTAAGAACATTAGGATTTAGTCCACAAATGGCTGTTGGTTTACTCTTTGCTGGTTCCACTGTAGGAACTGGTGTTGTAGTTAATGAAACAGTTTTGGCAGATCGGTCATTTAGGAATGGAGATGCTGGAGTATATGCAGCTCCAACAGATGCACCTTCGGCTAAACTAGAAGAAATGTTGGCATTTAGGAAAGAAAATAAAGAAGACAACACGTTAAGGATTGTATTAGGTGTTGTACCTGTTAGAGAGATAAGAATTGAGAACGTATCAGTAGGTACAGTGTATGCTAATTCAGCTTTACCATCTTCAACTGCCCATACTTCTGCTAGCGGGACAGCTGCGACCAGTACTGCTGTATTAATTGGAGGTACTGTGATAGGTGGTGGAACTAGCACTTACTTAGAGATAGGCGAAATGGTTCTTGAAAAATCTAGATGTTCGCAACTTTATTTCGACAACACGACGGCCCACACCATTAACGTCATAGGCAATGCCAGTGATGGACAAAGTATAAATCAAAGCCCAGGTACTTCTCGCATGAGGGCAATTGGTGGCGGTCATCATCAAGCAGAGGCAATGGTAACCTCTGGAGGCTCATATGACAGAATACATATAGATGCTCCTACAAGTGGTACCAATGGAAAAATTGGTAAGTTATTTTTAAGTAATTTATATACTGAGGGTGGAGCTTGTGTATTTGATAGAATGAAAATAGGAACTTTAACCATTTCTTTAAATGAGATCGGGCTTAACAATGGGTTTGCAACAAAGGAATTTAAGATTCATCAAAGCGTAACAGCGGCTAATTGGAACGTATCTGATAATGTAGAGGTGGCAATTGGAACACCTACTGAAACATTAAGTAATGAATAATAGTAATAGTTAGAAAAAAATGAATGATTTAAATTATGCAATAAACATTTTTAAATCTATATTAAAAAAAGAGGTATCCAGAGGAAAAGAAACTTTTCAAGGGTATAATAAACCTAAAAGGACACCTAAACATCCAACTAAATCTCATGCTGTATTAGCTAGAGATGATGGTAAAACAAAACTTATTCGTTTTGGTCAACAAGGCGTAAGCGGAGAGGGTGATCCTAGCAAAAGCGATACTAAAGCTGAAAAGGCTAGAAGGAAAGCCTTCAAAGATAGACATAAAAAAAACATCAAACGTGGCAAAATGTCAGCAGCATATTGGGCCAACAAAGTTAAATGGTAACTTTTTATTATGGCAAGAAGATCATGGATACGCTGTAAATGTGGAGCCAAACTACATTCTAAAAAACCTAACAAAATTTGTTACGTTTGTTCAAACAAACAAAGGAAACTAGGTAAAAAACAATTTGATAAACAAAAACGATAATGATACTAACACCCTTTCAAATGGTGCTTTAACAGCTAAAGAAAAAGAAGATTTAATGTTAAGTAATTTTGGGGCGTTAAGATCAGAAATACATTCACTAGCAAAACAAATAACATTAATTAAAACATTAGAGCGAAATATTCTTTTTGTTCTATTAGGAACTATAGCTGTAGCATCAGTTTTAGGAGTATTTATCTACAGCTTAGTATAATGATAGTAGAGGTTTAGAAATGTATGAGTATAAAGTAACAGTGGATCGTGTTATAGACGGGGATACAGTTGATGTAGATATCCATTTAGGCTTTAATGTTGTGTTATCAAAACAGCGTGTAAGACTACATGGTATAGACACCCCCGAATCAAGAACTCGAAACAAAGAAGAAAAAGTAAGAGGTCTTATATCTAAAGAATATTTAAAAAATATTTGTGAGTCATCATCTATAAGACTTAAAAGTAAAGATAGGGGTAAGTTTGGTAGGATATTAGGTGTTTTATATAAAGATGACGAAACAATAAGTATAAATCAAAAGATGTGTGAGGAAGGATTTGCAGTTCCCTACTTTGGTGGGAGCAAAGATGAATTAGAAGCCTTACATATGATAAATAAACAAAAATTAATTAACCAAGGTTTGTTGGAGGGGTAAATTGTCATTAGCCCAAGATATATTTGAAACTCTTATAAAAGACCCAGATTTAGATATTCAGGAGGGACAAACTCGTGAAGATGCCGCTAAATCTGAAGCAGAATATCGTGCTAGACAATATCATAACAATGTAGAAGCTTTATCTTTAGCAAATGAGCCTGTAGAAAAACTATTACAGCATTTAATAAAGTATAATGACATAAAGGATATAGGCATGAACCCTCTTAATATTTTTAAAACTATTTTAAAAGGCAAAGTCAACGATAAAGATTTTGATTATAATGATAAAGGTCTTGAGGAAGCTATTGAATATGCTACTCAATTGATGAGGGATAAAAAACACGTTAAATTTTCATGGCATGATGATTATCAACAAAAAAACCTACAGGGTGAATTAGAGGTTGATGAAAAAGAAATTGAGGAGCTTATATCAACTAAAGATCAAGAATCACTTCAAAAATATGGTGCTTTAGAATCTGCTTTGGCTGGTTGGTGGTTTGGTGGGACTATAGCAGAGGCAAATAAAGAAAGAAACAAATTACCTACTTCACAACAACGTGAATTTGACAGACAAGTTGCTGAAGCGTTAAAAAGAAAAGGGAAACGCGTTAGAAAATCATCCATGCAAAAAGTCCAAGATTTTTTTAAAAACAACGAAGCTTAGTTAAAATAGAGGAGATACAAATGGTTAAAAAAGAAACCACTAAAAAAAGCACGACTGAAAAACCTGCTGTTAAAAAAGCAGTAGAAGTAAAAAAAGAGGAACCAAAGCCAAATGGGTATTTAGTTCCCGTTTATTATAAAAATCAACCACTAGCACAAGACGATTTAATTGCCGATATATGGTATAAGTTTTTAGATAATTCAATTACACCTCAATTTCATGCCCCACAGCATGAGGCACATTTAGAAATGATTATTGAAGGTGATATTTCAATTGAAACAAAAGGTAATGTAACCATGATATCAAAATCAGACGACCCTGAAGAATGGATAAAAAATCTTGTAAATTCACGAGAGTTTTCTGGGAATCCATTTATAGCATCTGAGGCTCAACCTCAATATGAAGCTTAATGATTTTGTTAATAAAAAACATAAAGTAAAATTACAAGCCTCGCCTATAGTTATTAAAAATGAGGCATTAGAAGATAAATATAAAAGTCGCATTTCTGATTTATCAAATGAAATAGATAAATTAAAAGTTTTAGAAGAAGAACGAGATGCGGCTTATCGCAAATTAAATGTTGAAAGAGATAAGCTCCAAACTTCTCAAAAAAAGAAATCTAAATTAGAAGTAGAGTTAATCGCTTTAAGGTCTACTGTTTCTGATCAAGAACTTTTTATGAAGGAAATACCTAGATTAAAGAAAGAAATAGGTGATTTAAACGTTCAAAGAGAAAAAGATAAAGCGATACAAACAGAAAACACAAATTTACACGCTGAAATAGCATCACTTAAAAACACCTTAGAAGAAAATCAAACACGATTAGATGAATTAAGCAGGATAGATCAGGAAAGATTATCTGCTACAAATTTTCTAGTAAAAACCAAAAAAGAATTAGAGGATATGTCAAATAATGCTTTTTCAAAAGGGCATGAGATTTCTAACTTAAATAAAGACATAACAAATTTAAAGGCTGAGAATCAAAGTTTATTACAAGACTTATCTGAAAATAAATCAGCTAAAATATCCGCAGAAGAAGATGCAAAAGTTATATTGAGAAAAAATATAGAATTACAAACTTTTGCAAATAAGAATAGTACAATAAATCAAGAGCTAAAAAAAGAAGTTAAAGCAATTAAAGATCAATTGATTTTTTGGAAGCGTGAAGCAGAAGATGTAAGTAAGCAATTAGAAGATGCAGATAGTGTTGAAATTAAATTAAGAGAGTGGATAACAAATTTGGAAAATGAGGATTCAAAAACTCAAAACATTAAAGGTAAATTATCTAAGGATGTTACCACTATGAAAAACACTATTTCAGAAATGGGTGGTGTTATAGAAGGTTTAATCAAAGAAAACAATTATTTACGAATGGTTAATAGGGATTTCAGGAAGGAACTTTCTAGGCCACGATATTTAAGTATGGGAGCAATATCCAAAAGAGAGGGTTTCAAAATGCCACAAGGCAAAGAAAATATACGAACGCGAAATTTAGGTAATGCAGTTCCTACTTTATTGAAGTTTAAAGAAGGAGGAGAGTAATGGCAGATAAAGCACCATGGCGATCAGAAATTGAAGCCTTACAGAATTATCAAAAGCATAAGACTTTCACATTTACCACTAGTAGCGGTTCAGCAGAGGATGCAGTTTCTTTAGCTGGTTCAATGGAAGAATGTAATAAGATAAGCTTTGTGGTGGAATTAGCTGATGCATACATTGAGTTTGATGGGGATGCAACAACTAGCAGTATGCTTATTCCTGCAGGAGAGGGTTATTTTGATGAAGGCATTTGGATAGGTACAAAGATTAGTATATTACGCAGTAGTTCTACTAATGCAAAAATCCGAGGTATTATCTGGGGGAGGTAAACTAAATGCCAGGAAGGTATAGGTCAGGTGGTTTATCTAAGGGTAATCTACATGATACAAATGTAAAAGCTACATCAATTGATGAAGATATATTTTCTGATCAAGAATCCATATCTGAAGCTGCTGATGGAGATTTAATATTAGTTTTAGACGTATCCGAAACTCCAGATAAAGTAAAATACATTACTAAAACCAACCTTATAGGGGCGGGTACTGTAAGTATTACCAACAACACTGATAACTATGTTCTGACTGGGACTGGTACTGCTGTAAATGGGGAAGCAAATTTACAATTCGATGGCACTATATTAACTGTAGAAAGTGGTGAAGTTAATATAGATAAATCATCTGGGGACCCACATTTAAGTTTCCAGATAGGAGATACAGATAAATTTACTATAGGAGTTGATGATTCCGATAGTGATAAATTTAAAATTGATACTGGTGGAACAGTTGGCGGGGCTACTAAATTCACATTAGATTCAAGCGGTAATGTTACGATTGCTGGTGATTTAACTGTGTCAGGTAGTTCTACAGCTTCTGTAGCCACAACTGTGACCATTACAGATAATGAAAGTACAAATGAAGATAACGCTATAGTATTTACTTCTGGTGGGGATGTGGATGGGGGGAATCTAGGATTAGAGTCGGATGGAAATCTAATTTACAACCCGTCTACTGGCCGATTAACTGCCACTCAATTAGCAGGAACGCTCCAAACCGCCGCACAAACAAATATAACGAGTCTGGGCACGCTATCGGCATTGAATATAGATAATGTTGCAATTGATGGTGCGACAATAGGACATTCCTCAGATACCGATCTAATAACCTTAGCTGATGGTAATGTGACAATTGCGGGAGAATTAGATTTAACTACACTCGACGTGAGTGGAAATGTCGATGTAGATGGAGTTCTTGAGGCTGACTCAATAACAGTAAATGGAACCGCCTTAGACGAATTTATAGCAGATACTGTTGGGGCGATGGTAAATTCTAATACCGAAAGCGGAATTACAGTTGCATATCAAGATGGAGACAACACGCTTGACTTTACTGTTGGAACATTAAATCAAGATACAACTGGAAATGCAGATACAGCAACTTTAGCTACAAATATAACTGCTAGTGCTAACAATTCAACTGATGAAACTGTATATCCGACATTCGTTGATGGGGCTACTGGAACTCAAGGTCTTGAAACAGATACAGGGTTAACGTATAACCCATCTACTGGAGTTTTAACTACCACATCAGTTACTGGAAACTTAACTGGAAATGTAACTGGAAATGTTTCAGGAACTGCTGCAACTGTAACAGGAGCAGCACAATCCGCCATTACTTCTCTTGGCACATTAACAGCTCTTACAGTAGATGATGTAGCTGTTGATGGTAAAGTAATCACAATGACTGGTTCTTCTAGTGATACTGCTGTATTTACCGCAGGCACTAATGGAACCCTTACAATAGAAACCACAGACGCAGCCGCAGCAGCTGCAAACATACAAATAACAGCAGATGGAACATTTGAAGTAGATGCTACATCAATTACACTTGATTCTGCTGGCGATATAGTTCTTGATGCAGACGATGCTGACGTAGTATTTAAAGATGGGGGCACAACTATAGGAACGTTTACAAATTCCTCTAGTGATTTTGTTATGACGGCTGGTGTTCAAGATAAGGATATAATTTTTAAAGGGGATGATGGTGGAAGTGGGATTACAGCTCTAACTCTTGATATGAGTGATGCTGGTAAAGCTTCATTTAACGGGGCTATTAATATTGGTAGTGTTTCAAACGCTGGGGAAGATACTGATAAATTTTTAGTTCTTGACTCTAGCGGTAATGTTGATTTTAGAACAGGATCAGAAGTTGCCTCCGATATTGGGGCAGGTAGTGGGTCCGTTTCATTAACTGGCTCTACAAACAACACCATTACCACTGTAACGGGTAGTAACGCAATAGCTGGAGAAGCAACTTTTACATATGATGGAAGTGACTTAAAAATAACTGAGGCAGTAAATGATGGCAATCCTAGCTTTCAATTAGGGTCTGCCGACGCGGAATCAGCAAAAATACAAGCTGTATATGATTCTGGGGCACAAACTTTAAATTATTTAGAAATTTCAACTGCTACAGCTGATACAGGCGGAGATGCAGGTAAAATTATATTTGATGTAGATGGAACGGACATTGCGACAATTGATGATGGTGGTATTGACCTAGCTTCAGGATTAAATTTCACTATTAACGGATCAGCCATATCTACTGACAATACTATGGGTGATGGTTTTGTTATAGAAGACGATGATGGAACTGAAGTTACTTTAACTGAAAACAAAGAAATGAAAATTATTGGTTCAGGTGTAACAACTAACTGGACCGACACTTCAACTGGTAGTGATGGTGATCCATATGATTTAACTATAACTGTGGATGCGGCACAAACTGGAATAACATCATTATTAGCCACTGATATTAAAATTGGTGAGGATGATCAAACTAAAATAGATTTTGAAACCGCGGATACTATAAACTTTTATGCAGGAAATGAAAATCAATTAGTATTAACTGACGGATATTTAACACCATCTTCTAATGGTATTGTGGATTTAGGAACTGATGCTCTTGAATTTAACAACGCATTTTTTGATGGTACTGTTGAAGCGGATGCTTATACGGTGGCTGGAACTGCTTTAAATGAATATATAGCAGATACTGTTGGTGGTATGGTGGGATCGAACACGGAAACAGGTATTGCTGTAACTTATGAAGATGGTGATAATACCTTAGATTTTGTGTTAGGGGCGTCACAAACAACTATTACGTCTATATATAATGCTAGTCTTAAAATGGGTAGAGATGCAGATAACTTAATTGATTTTGCAACTACAGACAATAAAATTATACTTAGAGTAAATGGTGTTAATGAAATAGAACTGGTAGAAAATGCTTTATCTCCTGTAACAAGTGATGGAGTAGCATTAGGAACTACATCTTTAATGTGGTCAGATTTATTTTTAGCCTCTGGTAGTGTAATTAATTTCAATAACGGAGATGTAACACTAACACATTCATCTAATACATTAACTGTAGCAGGTGGAACTTTAGCAACTGCGGCACTTACTGCTAGCACTGGAACATTCTCAGGTATTTTAAAAACTGATGATACAACCGATGCAACTTCAACGACTGATGGGTCACTTCAAACTGATGGTGGTTTATCTGTAGCTAAAGACGTAGTAATTGGTAATGACGTAAAACTATTATCTGACAGTGCTGTATTCAATATGGGTGCTGATAATGATTTTACAATTACTCATGACGGAACTACTGGGGCAACAATAGCTGGCAATCCATTAATATTAGATTCTGGCGGAGATATTACTTTAGATGCTGATGGAGCTGACGTTATATTCAAAGATGGATCAGCGACTACAATTACTGTAACTAATAGTAGCAATGACGCTGTTTTTACTGTTGGGACACAAGACAAAGATTTCATTGTAAAAGGCGATGATGGTGGTTCAGCTATAACAGCTTTAACTTTAGATATGAGTAATGCAGGAGCTGCAACGTTTAATTCAGCAATAACAGGTGGAGGCTTATTAACTACTGGCGGAAATATAGTAATTCCTGATGATGGAAATATTGGTTCTGCAAGTGACACTGATAGCATTGCAATTGCTGCTAATGGTAATGTAACCGTAAGTCAAAGCTTAACCGTAAGTGGAAATCTTACTGTAACTGGCACTACTACACAGGTAGACACAGTAACTATGAACGCCTCTAATGCGGTTGTGTTCGAAGGTGCTACAGCGGATGCACATGAATCTACGTTAACAATTGTAGACCCAACTGCTGACAGAACAATATATCTACCAAATCAAAGTGGGTATTTACCTGTATTAGCAGCAGTAAGCACTACACAGGTTTCTTCTACACCAGAAGAGTTAAATATTTTAGATGGTGTAACAGCCTCAACTTCTGAATTGAATATTATGGATGGTGTTACAGCTACTACAGCAGAAATAAATCTAATAGATGGTGGTACTGCTAGGGGAACGACTGCTGTTGCCAGTGGTGATGGTATTCTGATTAACGACGGCGGGACAATGAGAATGACTAACGTGGACACTGTTTCCACATATTTTGCAAGTCATTCAGTAGGTGGTAGTAATATTGTTACAACTGGTGCTTTAGATTCAGGTTCCATAACATCAGGATTTGGAGCGATAGATAATGGTACATCTGGAATCAGAACTGCCACATTCACAGCAGAAACTGCATTTGTTCCTGATGCAGCAGATGGTGCTACACTAGGAACTGCATCACTAGAATTTTCTGACTTATATTTAGCAGATGGTGGTGTAATTTATTTTGGAAACGATCAAGAAATCACATTAACACATAGTGCTGATGATGGTTTAATATTAAAACACGTTGGAACAGGGGACGGCAAAGAACCATCCCTTACATTCCAAGCAGGTGATAATGATATCGCTGCAGACGATGTTTTAGGTTCAATATTCTTTCAAGCACCAGATGAAGGTGCTGGCACTGACGCAATATTAGTAGCAGCTGGAATAGAAGCTGTTTCAGAAGGAGATTTCAGTGCTTCTAGCAATGCAACAAAATTAAGCTTTAAAACTGGCTCTTCTGAGGCTGCTGCCGAAAAGGTGGCTATTTCAAGTGCTGGTAACTTAAGCTTAACAGCTTCAAACACAGAATTACGATTTTATGAAGGTTCTAATTACGTTGGATTTGAAGCCCCTGCGTTAAGTGGGGATCAAATATGGGTATTACCAACTGGAGATGGTTCTAATGGACAATTTATTAAAACAGATGGTTCAGGGACATTGTCTTTTGCAGACGCTGGAGGTAGCTTTGTAGGAATTAAAGCCTATTTAAATGCAGATTTAAGTATAAGTAATAATTCGGCTACTACACTAGGTGATTCAAATGGGTCTTGGACAGAGGTTCATGATGTAGGAACTATACATGATGCTTCTACTAACCCTGATAGATTTACATTTGGAACTAGCGGTTATTTCTTAGTTACCATTCAACAAGAATGGGCTGCGGATTCAGCTGGTTACAGAGAAATGAAGGTAACTCATACAGATACTAGTAATTCAAACGCAACAAATGAAATATTAAGAGATAGAATTTTATCTACATCAAATCAAGCAACTGCAATTAGTGGTGGTTCTACTATATTCTATGCAGATGATGGAGATGATTATTTAACTGTTCAGTTATATCAAAATAGTGGTGCTGCATTAAATGCAGAGGGTGGAAACGATGATAGTACATTTATAAGTATATCTAGACTTGATCTAGCATCTTCTACTGGTACTACTACTGGACAGTCGGCTGGGAGGGTACAAATTGCGGATGGTAGCGGTGGATTTACAAGTGACTCCGATCTAACATTTTCAACCGACACTTTAACAGCTACAAAATTGTCAACAACAAATATATCAGGGTCAACCATAACCCTAGACTCTGCTGGCGATATTACACTAGATGCAGGTGGAGCAGATTTAATTTTTGCTGATGATGGGACTAATTTATTAAAAATAACAAATAGTTCATCAGATGTTGTATTCCAACCTCAAGTAGATGCAAAAGATATTATATTTAATCAATATGATGGTAATAAAATATTTTCAATTGATGATGGGGGATTTGTTGGTATACATAATTCCGCTGCAGGACCTGGTGAAATAAGAATATATGAAGATACAGATTTAGGAAGTCATTATACAGGATTTAAAGCTGGTAATGCGACTGCATCTGTAAGCTATGTATTACCTACTGCTGATGGAAATGCTGACGATGCTCTTACTACAAACGGAAGTGGAACATTATCTTGGGCTGCTGCTGGTGGCGGAATAACAGTTGCGGATCAATGGAGATTAACAGCGACTATTGATTCTACTAGTGCTGATATTACTTCAAATTTGGAAAGAATAGATGATACTGGTACAGGTGGTATGGGTTCAGCTATGACTCAAAGTTCAGGTATATTCACATTTCCGTCTACAGGATATTGGTTAGTAAGATTTATAGGAGATTTTGATTCAGTGGCTAACGATACTACTGCACAAGTAAATATACAATTAACTCAGAATAATTCGTCCTATGATACAATCGCTAATGCCGCCACAGGAACTAAAAATGCAGCTAGACAAACCGCAACCTGTGAAGTAATAGTAGATGTTGATGATACAGCAAATGACAAGGTGAAATTTGCAACCTCTAGCTTATCTGGTGACCTTTTAGGAGCCACCGATAATAACCTTACAACCTTTATGTTTATTAGGTTAGGAGATACATAAAATGGCAAGTAGACAATGGAACAGAGAACCAGAATTTCAAGATGCATTATTAACTTTTAATGTTGGGAAACATCAATGGTTTGGTTGGAAAGATACCAAAGATGGAATGGTTTATTCTAATGTAAAACTTAATGACGATACTGCTACAATGCCTTCTGAATCAGCAGTTAATGCAAAATTGGCAGAGTTTAAAGCAGAATATGATTTACAAAATGCCACTTGGAATTTAAATAGAAAAAAAGCATATGGGAATATAGAAGAACAACTAGATATGATGTACTGGGACAATGTTAATAGTACAACTACATGGAAAGATCATGTGGCTAAAGTAAAATCAGATAATCCCAAATCATAGGAGATGAAATGGCAATACAATACATAGGATCAAGCATATCTGGAATTGCATCAGATACCAAACCTACCCTCTCTGCAAATGAGAAGGGAGTTTTATTCGTTGAAACCGACACAGATAAAATATATCAATGGGATACAGATTCATGGAATGAAACTGGTGGGGGTGTTGATTTAGATGGAGCTATAACAATAAATGACTCTGGAGCTTCAGTTGATTTTAGAGTTGAAAGTAATGATGTTACACATATGTTATTTGTTGATGGCTCTGAAGATAAAGTAGGGATTGGCACATCATCACCAGCAGACGGATATTTAGATGTAGACTCAGGCTCGACAGCAATTAATACTGTATTTAGAAGCACTAACGACTCTGGGGATTGTTTAAGAGTAATGTTAGTTTCAAATAGTGCTTCGCCAGCCGATAATGACGATGTTGTAGCAATAAATTTTAAAGCTGATGATGATGGTGGTACATCAAGTTATGTTGCAAGAATTGGTGTTAGAATGAAGGATGTATCTGCTGGAACATTAAACTCTGAAATGAATTTTAGTGTAGCAAATAATGCTAGTGACGCAAATACTACAGGTCAATTAACAATGGCTGGGGTTTGGACGGACTCCTCAGACGCAGCTTTTAAAACTTATGAAGGGACAGCACATTCACTTTATGGTGGAACTGATGGAAAAGTTATCACTGATAAATTAAAAACATTAAATGTTGGTAGGTATTACTCTAAAGATACTCCAGCAAATAAAATAGCAAAAGCTGAAAGACATATAAGTCCAACAGCACAAGATTTTTATAATGCTTTTGGTACTGGTACAGAACTTTCTGGGTTAGGTGGAGAAATTACTAAAAGTGATGGAACAAAAGAAAAACAAAATGCTACATTATCCCCTAAAGATATGGCTGGTGTAGGACTAATGGCAATTAAAGAATTAATAGCACGAATAGAAACTTTAGAGTCTGAAGTCGAAACTCTAAAAGGATAAAGTTTAAATACTAATCAACGTATAATATATTATAAGCATAAGTTAAAGGAGAGATACATGGTAGATATTGATGTAAAAAGCGAATTTGATACGCTAAAAGAACAAGTTGAAAAACTTGCAGCTGAAATTAACAAAAAGGTAGCTGAGAAAGATGCCCTTGTAAATCAATTTCAGTCTTTAAATGGAGCTTTAATGTATTTAAGAGGTAAAGTCCAAGCAGCAGGTTTAGATACAGGAGAAGAGCCAAGCACAGAATCAGAACAGGATGAAGTTTTAGATCAAAGTGTGGAATATCCACCTGATGAAAATAAATAATGTGAGGTAAAATTGGCAGCGTTTCCAAGTTCACAATTTACAAAGGTTTTTACCTATAATGGGAGTTCTTTTACTGATGTAACTCTTGAAGCTCAGTCGCCTGCTGGCACTGCATTTAGTGCTTTAGGTGGGACTTCTCATATATTATATATGGGTCATGACGCAAAATTTGACATGGCTATATTTGATATAGATACAGCAGGTAGTTTAGGAGCATTAACCTGGGAATACTATAATGGTAGTGCATGGACTACTTTTGTACCAGCTTCTGCTAGATATGAGCTTGACCCTGACGACAATGAAGGGGCTGCATATGACTTCTCAAAAGATGGGGCTGAACTTTTCCCACCGAATTTATTAAGTGATTGGGCTACAGTTGCTATTAATAGTGTCACAAAATACTGGGTAAGAGTGACGTCAGCTGCAAGCGTATCAACTGCCCCAACTATTAAAAGAATACAAATGAGAGCTTATGAAGCTTATACAACTACAAGACAAGTTTATGAGTTATTGCAACTTAAAAACGTATTAAGTGGTACTGATTTTACCGCTAGTACAGTTCCTAGCAAGGCAACTGTTGAGCAGGCTATTATGGAAGCTCAAAGTTATATAGATATGCATACTCGTAAATCTTGGCGTCCCACCTACGTAGCGAATGAATACCAACAGTTTAATTTAAATGGATTTAAACTAGATAAACCAGACCCATATAAAATATTAAGTTTAAAAATATGGAATGGTGCTAGCTGGGATACTAAAACCCAAGGTAGAACAGGTGATTATTTTCTAGTGCCAGATACTGGAATGATCCAATTTAGCAGATATTTCTTACTACCAGCTAGATTTACTAGTTATAATGCTCCTGTATGGAGATGGGGTGGCGGAGAATTTACAATGCCTGTGAAAGTAACTTATCTTGCTGGAAGGGATATTGAAACAGATGTAAGGCAAGGTGGTATAGTACAAGATATAGCTAAAAAAATAGCTGCTGTCGATGTAATGAGGAGTGCTGACTTTGGTGGTGCGGTAGTAAGTGGCATGGATAGAATAAGCATGGAATCTAGAGTTGCTGGATGGTTAGAAGAAACAGCCGATACAATCGATAGCTTAAAAGCTTTTGAGGTATTTTAATGGCTGATGAACCGATACCTATAGATGATATCTTTACAGACTTAGATAGCCAATGGAACGCTAGTAATGTAGCAAAACCCTCATTTATTACTGTAAACGCTGCTAACGAACCTATACGTTTTGATTTAAATGTTGGTGACCATTTAGTTGGTAGAACTGGAAGTCCTGCAATGGAAGAAACTCCAATTGGAAATTGGAAATATGGTAATAGAACATACAATATTGAAATAGAATTATTTACATTAAATAGTCGGCAAAGATTATTTAATTTGATGCAAGAAATACGAAGAATATGTCATGCGAGAAAACATTCTCTTACAAATTTCCAACGGCAACAGTTTCTTAATTTTATAGAAGAAACTTCAGACCAAGTTAACATATGGACGGGCACAGTAGAAATAACATTAGAGAATAATGCGGTATTACTAGAAACTTAACTTAAATTAGTATAATGAATATATAATGGGGGTATTTTATGGCAGTTTATAGAGCTGATCAAGCACAACTAACATTTGCAACAGAAGCTGCACAGGGCGGCGATCCTGAAATGGCTGAAGGAACTTTAGTAGGTTCTGGAGCTACTGCGGCATTAAATGACGCTTCAGGTTTTAAAGCTGGGTCACGTTCTATTACAGTAGATGGTGTATCTGGAACTTTTGTCGTTGGCGATTTCATTCGTATAGGTACAGTTGCAAGCACAGAATCTCAAACTGTTGTTGAATGTGAAATACGTCGAATAGAAGCAATTAATGGTACTGTTTATACCCTCGACAGACCATTAGCATTTTTTCACGCTGACAACGAAGAAGTAAAAGAAGTATCTGCTATTGGTGGAGATGCAACAAGAAATGATAAAAATAAATACATCACATGGATTCCAGGTGTATATGAAAGTGTAGATACTCCTGATCCAGAGATGTCAATAGAAGGTAGACGTTTCTTAGGAACACAATCAAAACGTAACTGGTCAGTAGCATATCCTGGTAATCAAACTTTATCTGGATCAGTTAGCGGTATAGTGTTATTAAATGGGTGGCCACTAAGGTTTCCAATTGGTAAAGTAACAACTATTCCAAGTGCTGTAACAGGTAGTGCTACATTAAATGGGGCTGTTAAAAAAGGTGATATATTCATTACCTTATCTAGTTCTCATGGAGTAGTATCTGGGGACATTATAGCTATATACGATGCGGCAAATACAAACAATACAACTAAAACTACTGAAGTTAGAAAATGTGATTATTTACCGACTACTAACGTAGTAAAACTAAATTATCCTTTACAGTTCGATCATGCGTCTGGGGCTTATGTTAGGGAACAAAACTCAGCAAGTTATTATGATCATGAAATCGTAGAAACAACTGATTTAGATACTGTTTCTTGGCACGTTCATATGAAAGAAAGCTCTGAAACAACAGCTAAAAACTTCGATAGACGTTATGTTGGTGGAATGATAGGCTCTGCCACAATAACCGCAGAAGAAGAAGGCATGGTAACTATGTCTTGGGATAGCGTAAATTTCCTTAACATGATTCACAATCAAGCAAATCAAACTACTGTAGGCACTAACTTATATAATGGTGCTTCAGTTTCAGCTAATATGCCTAGATATGCTTTAATGCAATCTATTGATAATGATGATGTGGGTATGGTAAACCAAACTGTTAACTCAGCAAATACTGGAATAGGATATCCAAACACACAACCTTATTATTTTAGTGAAGGAACGATTAAATTATATGGTCAAGAAATTGCTAGAATAAGAAGTTTTTCACTATCAATATCAAATGGAGAAGAACCTAGATATTACTTAGGTAAACAAGGTAATAGAGCTAGAGGCCCATATGAAATACATGAAGGGCAACGAGAATATTCAATGTCTGCGACTGTAGTTTTACCTGACGCTGATTTCAATGCAGATGCAGCCTATAATGCAACTAACTTACAAACTGGTGCTTTAGAAATATTTAGGCAGTTATTATTAGAGGGTGATTATGGAGGGACAACTGCAGCTACAGCGAGAGCTGGTTTTACCGCTACAATCAAATTTGAAAGAGCCACTAATGACTATATAATAATAGATATACCAGGCTCTACAACTGCTGGCACACCAACGGCTGGAAGTAATCAAATAAATTCACAAGGTGTTTTTATTAACACAGCACCTCATGCGATTTCAACAGATAATCCATTACAAATAGATTTAGATATGATATTTAGGAGTTTACGTATAAGTATAAGAGATACACAACCATTTTATCCATAAAAGTTTAGGAGGACGCATGGCACAGAAAAGTAATACAACTAAAGGGTTTGATATAAGTAAATATCAAACAGTTACTTCAGATGAAAGAGTCACAGTTAGAATCGAAGAAACAGGAGATGAATTTGAGGTTACAATAAAACCAATGTCTTGGAGTAAAAGAAATCAACTTATTTCAAGATGTTTAAAGTTTACCTCTAATGGCGGAACAAACTTTGAAGCTGATGTGTATGTAAGGGAATCATTAAAAGAGATGCTAATTGATGCCCCTTGGGGTAGAACAACAGAGGCATTTTTAATGTCTATAGATCAAAGATTAGGCTCTGCATTAGAAACATTAGTACCTCAAGCATTTTCAGGTGATAGTAACAAGGAAGGTGGAATTGATTCAATAAAAAAAGAGTAAAGGCTTTCTTAAGACATTCAACAGACACTACACTACATGAAAATCTTTTATTTACACATTGGTTGACAGTCTTACAGTTATTAAAACTAGGAATTCCGTGGGAAGCCATATTAAATTTCACTGAATCAGAAATAAATTTAATTTTAGGAATTGAAGGGGCATTTAGCGAAATACAACAAGAAGCAGAAGCTTCACAAATGGCTCAAATGAAGGCAAGGATGCCGAATTTTTAATTTAACAAAAGGAGATATATTGTGCCACTACCACTACTAGGAATGGGTTTAAAACTCATGGCAGGAGCAGGACGTGCTGCATCAGCAGTGGGGTCTAGTGCTCAAGGTATGCTAGGTGCTGTTGGAGAAGCAGGTGGCATTGGGAAAGCTATAGGTAAAAAAACAATAGAAACTAAACACGGCAAAAAAATGAACGCTCTTTTAGACAAAATGTTAGGAGGGCAAAATGATATAAAGGGGAAAAATCGCCGAAAAGGTTTAAAAGGTATTTATTTTGCCGCTGCTGCAACTGCTAAACAATCAAGCATATTAGGTGGTTTATTAGGAACTATTTCGCAAATGGTTGGCTTAATTATGGATTTACTTATTATGCCTTTTGTACCGATTATAGTTCTTTTAATAAAAGGTATAGGTTGGTTAGTAAGAGGTCTTAAATGGCTTTTAGACGGAAGTTTTGACCAATGGTTATCTGATATGATGTGGGGTTTATGGGACAAGATGAAAGAATGGGGTAAAACGCTTTGGGAATGGGCAGGTAAGCTTTGGGAAATGTTGAAGACTTTACCAGGTACTGTTTGGGATTTAATCAAACAGGGTTGGGACGCCACAATTAGTGGAATTAAATCAATGGCTAGTTGGATAGGTGAAACATTAGGTTTTATGAAACCTTGGATTCAATATATAAAAGATAAAGCTTTGGATGTTTGGAACTGGCTTGGGTCTGTATGGGATAATTTTAAAAATAAATTAGAAGATTTTTGGATAAAAATTAAAGAATTCTTTTCTTATCTTACATCTTTTGGGTGGATTACGGATATAAAAAATTGGATATGGACAAAAGTTGGGGAAACTTTAACAAAATTTGAAGGTTTACCATTTATAGGAGGTCTAGCTGATAAAGGTCAAGCTATTTTAGATGCACTAGAAAAACAAAACCAAACTTTATTTACACCTGGAACGCCTGATAGTGCTACAAAAGACTATTTACGTGGTGATCGTAACAGTGGTGCTGGATTACCCCCAGGTGCTTATGGGAATTTTGAAAATTTAGGTCTTGGGTCTAGACAAGAACGTGCTCAAGACTCACAAAGAAATTTTAATTATATGATGGCTTTTCAAGGAATAGATGCAACTCAAATGAGTACATCAGTTCCGTATTTAGACCATATAAGAGGAGGAGCAGTTTAAATGGATGCTCCATTATCAGTATTTTTAAGAAATGGCACACACGCTTCTGCAACTGTAAGGTTAATGTTAAAGGTAGATCAGTTTGCAACACAGATGGCGAAACAACCTATTCTGCAATCATTACCTGGTGGTGACCCAATAATATTTGATATGAATCAAATAAAACCCGCGGTTACAATTTCAGGACTTGTAGATACTATTGGTGGGGACCTAACTAATACAGATATTGGTTTTTGGCACATGGAAAAAGCAACTGTTTCTGGACCAAATGCGGCTGGAACAGGAGTAGAAAATCAAACGTATTATGTGCCATATAAAAATTATTTAGAGAATATATTAGCTACATGGACATATTCAGATAATAAATTACAAATAGAAGTTGGAGATGCTTCTGTAACAGAATTCCCAGTTAGTAGAATTGCAGATGTAGCTTATGCAGGAAGGGTAGAAGCAGGGACATTAACTGCAGGGGTTAATGAAAGTGATACTAGCATAGCAGTTTCAGATGCTTCATATTTTTATGATAATGATAGTCAATTAATAATGATTGAAAGTGGTGGCACTAGGAGTAATGGATCATCTGAGTCAGGAGGTAATTGGGAAATTATGGAAGTTAGAGGTATTTCAGGAAGTGCCCCATATACAGGGGCAAGAACTCTAACTGTAGCAAGAGATCAAAAGCAAACAAGTGGTTACGCTCATGCTGATGACGCCCAAATATATGCTATAGGTATAACACCAGGTGCTACTGGATATGCTACAGGTGGGGGTATATACAACGTGGCTGTAAACCAAGCACAATTCACACATTTTCCTGGTGAAGAAGATAGATATGCGTTTAATGTTCAGTTTGTAGGACACGTTAGGAAAGGTATTAAGTTCTAAAATGACTCAAAGGCTAATTGGTTCATATTGGGATGGAGATTCTTGGGAAGATATATTAGATTCTGGATCTTCAAAATCAGCTATAATGTCATTAAAATTAACAGAGTCTATAGGGACTCCCTCTACTTTGTTTATGCGTTTAAACAATAGTAGCACTACGCCATTTTCTGGTGCTAGTGGGCAAAGTGATGGTCCGTGGACAGGTATATTTACCGATTTCATGCCAATAAGATTGCGTGATGGTGAAACAAATCAAATTTACTTTTATGGAGTCGTTTATAAAACGGCAGAAACATATGAAGATAGAACTGGCATGGTACTTGAAATATCATGTACTGATTATTTAGCAGAATTAAGAGATAATACCACAAGTGGTGCTAAATCTTATACTATATTAAATCATGCTACTGCTTCTGGGTTATCTCCTGCAGATCATATAAGTTATTCTGGTGCGGTTTCTGCGGAATACGATGCAATAAAAAATGTTTTTACAACCGCAATTTCATCTAGGGGAGGTTTAATAAAGTCTTTAATAAGTAAAGCAACGAACAATTTAACTATCCCCACTTCAGCTTCTACAGATGCAAGATTTATTGATTCAACAGAAAAATATCAAGAAAATGATATTTATCATACAGGTAGAAAATCATTTTTAAGTCATGTATCACAGTTAGCAGCAGAGGACCCACATAATTTAGAAGCTGATGAACAAATATATGGTTATAATTATTACGTATCACCAAATTTTACATCAACTGCAACATCTCATAAACCAAAAGCTTGTTTTAATTATTTTAAACGTGCTAAGTTCCCAACAACAATTCCAGCTAATTATGGATTAAGCATACAACACCCAGCCAGTAAAAACTTTACTCAAGATGGGCGAAGTATTGCAATGAGTAAATTTAGCTTTGAAAGACCTAGAGAAGGTTTAATAACAGAGGCTACAGTTACTTTTCCAGCTTCATCTGAATTAGACGATGGAGTAGGAGTACCCGCTGGAACATCTGTAGTAGTAGAGGTTTTAACAGCAAAAGCTGCTAATACTAGTATTAATGGTGACGGAGTCCCAACTGGAACTAGTCCTAATTTTACTTGGAAGGATAAAGCAATAACTGGAGGCACAGCTGGTAGCCACAGTTCAGAAATGTTAATGGCATATTCCACTTTAGTAACTGGGTCGGGACTAGCAAGTGATGCGGCTGCAACAAGCTTTGCAGTAGATAGTGTGGCCGATTTTCATACTGGACAGACTATAGTAGTTTCTCATTCTGGGGATAACCCAGAAGAAATGAAAATAACAGGTATTAGTGGAACAACTTTAACTGTTATAAGAAATACAGATGGAACTGGGGCACATACACATAGTGATGACGCCCACGTATATGTAGCAGATGTAGCTAGGATGCAATATATAAATAAAACAAGCGGCATTTCAAATACAAGCCCTGCATATGTACTTATTTCTGAAATTGACGAGGGTTTATCAGAATCAAATCAAACCTCTATTTTTGCTGAAAATAAAATATTTGTTGGTAGAAGTAGTGGTGCTACATTTACTTTAAAAAGTAGACCTAAAACTTCATTAGGCGTTAAAAGAGGAATTGATTTTCAAACAGGCAATCTAAAAGAACCTAGGGCTATAAGAGAAAAACTAGCTGCAAACCTAGTAAAAAAATCAACTACAACATTAAAGGGATCATTTTCAACTATAGAAAAACCTAGATTTTACGTAGATATAAGTCCATCTGCTGTTAGTACAAGTTCTAGTGTAGATACAGCTACTTTAGCTAGTACTGTAAGTGCTTTAGATGGTGCTATATCTTCTACAACAGCAACAACCATTACTGTAGACTCAGATGCAACAACAACATTATCTGCTGGCGAAGTGGTAAATGTTGATAGTGAGATGATGAGAATAAAAAGTATTACAAATGCCACAACAATAGAAGTTGATCGTGGAGTTGGTAGTACAACTGCAGCAACGCATACTACTACCACTGTAATATCTGGACCATCTCCATTTTCATATGGAATAACGATAGGTACAACGTTAGTAGAATTAGATTCTGCTGGCGACCCATCAACGACTTATGGATACGTATCAGCAATGACTGGTACAACTATAAGCACAACCTTAAATACAGGGACTGTAAGCACCGCTAAAACATATAGATTTTATATTCCTGTAAGGGCTGGAGATTTTATTAAAGTAAGGAATGATTTAGTAAACGTAAATACAAATATGATTGTATTAGGTATAAGCTTAATCGAACAAGATGGAGTTCACACAACAGAGTATCAAGCATATGGAAGTGAATCAGCATCTACAGCTGGAGATACTGCGGAGGTAGATTATACTGCAGCAAAACCATCACCATCTTTAATGACATCAGTAGTTCAAGCTGTATCAGAAGATGAGCAGTTACCTCCACTAGACAATCCATCTCAAATGCAAGTAAACGCAACAAATGCATTAACTACAACAGTTTTTACATCTAAAACAGGGGATTTGTTAGATAGGGTTTCATGGGCGGAAGGTTCATTAACAGTAGGATCAAAGCGTTTTACAATAGACGCTGGTGAAACTGGGGATATGAATTCAGATGGAAGATTGTATTATATCTATTATCCTGGTTCAGGCACATCATTACTTACTGTAGAAAAAACCGCATGGAAAAACTTAGATGATGTTAAAAATGGTTTTGCTACTTTAGTAGCATGGGCAAAATATGGTGATCCAGAATCACAATTTAAAATGATTGCTAATGACACAGATATACCAACAAAAGGCGATCCTGCTAAATTCATAGCTTCTGGTGCAATGACAACAGCGTTATTGAAAAAAGGGGCACAGCCTTGGACAACCACAGTAGAATTTAAAAAATTCCCACAGTCCGATTCTTCTGTATATAATAAGTTTTCTTGGGGTAATGGTACCGCAGGTAATACTGCAGGTTATATATCTTTCGGTACTTCTTCTTCAGATACCCACCCAGTAGATTCAGGTAATTCAAATACAGATTTTTCAAGTATAGGGGGGGCAAATTTAAGTAGTGGTTTAAGTGATAACACAACGTATTATTGCTTTTTAGATATATCCGATTCATCTTCTGCTTATCCTGTAGGAGTAACTACAGATTATAGAGTCCCATATCAAGATAATAAAATATTAATGGCTACAGTTATTGTCGGTACATCACAGGATAATACAAATACTAAGGGTAACTCTCCGACTATATTACCTTTCAATGGTAAAATACCTACAATGTCTGTAGGTGCTTTAGCGGCAAATTCAATAATTGCAGATAATATACAAGCAGGCACAATTACCGCAGATCATATAACATCAGGAGTAGTTACAACTCGAATTACAGCAGATATGAGTGGTGTGACTATGAATACTGCTGGACAAATTATGTCTGGTAAATCTTCATATGGTAGTGGTACAGGATATATTTTAGAATACAATTCTGCAACACCTAGATTTGATATAGGTAGTTCATCTCAATATTTTAGATGGGATGGGACTAACGTATTAATAAAAGGAGATTTAGACTTAACTACAGGTACGACTGGAGGAGGAGATAAAGCAGGAATTCATATAAAACAGTCATCTCAAGGTTTTGAGTCGTATAATGGTGGTGCAGATGCAGGATCAATTAAGCATTTTAGTGGGGATGGGACTCTATTATTTAGAAGAAGGTTTTATAGTTCTTATGTATATGATAATTTTTACGTAAATTATGCAATTTTTCTGCCTAACAATGGTGCTATACTACCTGTAAACACAGTTAGTGGTCAAAGAACTTCATTGGGGAATGATACAGCGAATTCCTTATTTGAAGATATTTTTATAGATGGTGATCTTAATTATGGGGGTTCGTTAACATCAACGTCAGACGCCAGAGTTAAAACAAATATAATTGATTTAACAAACTCTGACTCTCTCCAACTTATAAGTAGTTTACAACCAAGGCAATATGGCAGGTCAGATTCTCCTAAAAGAGAGGGTAAACTTTTTTATGGTTTAGTTGCTCAAGAAGTAGAAACTGTTTTAAATAATTTAGGTATAGATAAAACAACATGGGCTGGGATTAAGCTACCAGATACAGAAGATAAAATGCGACGCTTAGAGTATGACCAGCTAATAGCTCCGTTAATTGGGGCGATAAAAGAATTAAAAGCTAGAATTGAAGCATTAGAATCTTGATAATATATGAGAAAAAACCCAAGAAAGATTAAAAGGATAATTCTTTATAGAAGAGAAAACCCTACCCTAACCCTCGCCCAAATTGGTAAAAGATTTAAGTGCTCCAGAGAATACATACATCACGTTCTTAAATCTAATAACGAACCTACTCTCAGAGCTATACCTAAAAAAGTAACGCCTTGTATTAATTGCAATACTTTAATAGAAAAAGGTATTAGATTTTGTTCAAATAAATGTAGATTTAATTACTATAATATTAAAGTAACTTGTACATTATGCAGAGTCCCTTTTTACAGAAAACGATATCAAATTATACAAAGATATTACGATCTTAGAGGGTATAAACATATTTATTGTTCTAGACAGTGTTTTTATAGAGGACAAAGAGCTGGGATAAGTTCAAAGAAAAATTTGACCCAAATATTAAATTAGTATAAAATCATTATATAACATAGTTAATATTATGAAACGAAATAGTTTTATGTTTAAATTACTGACACATAAAGGCTTTTGGACGTTGTTCGCAACGCTTTCTTTAGCTCATATTATGGAAGATATGGTGTGGGCGGTTTTAGCAAGATATACAACTATTCATATTGGTTTCTTAATAATAGGAATCGTATTGTGGTCTTTCGCCACGACTGTAATTATTAAATATGTAGGTCGAAAAAAACAAAAGGGTAGAGATGATAATAAATGATGAGTTGATAAAACAATGGGAACCCAAAATTCAAAGGATGTTAAGTAATACATATATAATTGGAATGGATCGAGAAGATTTAGCCCAAGAACTTAGAATAGCCATTTTAAAAGCAGCGAAATCATTTGATGATAGTAGAGGAATTATATTCCACACCTATTTACACACAACATTACTAAACACAATCAGAACACTTATGTCCAAAGTAGGACGACAACCAGAAATCAGAAGTTTAGACGCAGTTTATGAAAATACAAACATGGCAGATAGTAAAATATTAGAAGCCTTACAAGACCCAGTTAACCATGAGGAAATTATACACGCTATGGATTTACTGACAAATCATAATCTTTCAAAAAATGAGAAAGAGTTTGTGTTTTTAAGGCTTGAAGGTTTAACTATGGAGGAAATTTCTGAAAACTTAGGTGAGTCAGCTTATAAAGTAAGACAAAGCCTAAGAGAGAAGTTTGTTGATTTAGCTAATGAACACCAAATCGATTTCTAAATATACCGCCAAGGACCTTTACGAATTATTTAGTGACTTATATATAGAGAAATACAATAAAGAATATGAATCAGTTTGGTTTATAGGTAATGAAATGAAGGGGCTAAAAGAGGGTATAGATAATTATGGAGCCTCTAGCATGGCTTGTGCGATATTAAATTGTATTAAAGCTAATGATAAAGTAGTAAACATACCATATTTAATTGCTGGATTAAAATATTATTTAGTTGAGTACAATCCTGATATATATTGGGCGGTACATAAATTTGGGGATGAGAAAATAAAGAAATTATGGAGAAAATATTTAGTATTAGATGCTATATGGTTTCCATCAGCGACACAAAAGATAGAATTACAAGACGTAGTAAAGAGATTGAAAAAATATGCCAATGAAAAGATCAAAAAGACAGGGAAGGCTTCTACAAAAAAGAAAAATTGATTCAAATATTGAAGAATCAGATAATTTTTTCAGGATTATGGGGGTTGACAGAAAAGGAAATATAACGATAATTAAAGATTGTAGGGAGTTTGAAGAAGCAAAGAATATAGTGGATTCATTACCACAATCATTAGTTGATTATTATATTCACTACAACGAGTCAAGCAGAGTGTTATATACGAGAATGGCGGAGAACAATGGAGAGTTATGAATACATAGAGTCAGCAATAATCTTTAACTTGAACAGTAAAGAGAACTTGAAGGCTTTTAAGTATAGTGAACGTGATTTTAATATTCACGGACCTGCTTATGCATTTATAAATAACTATTGGGATACTACTGGTAAACTTCCAACACAATCATTATTAACTGAAAACTTCCCTTCCCTAGATATAAGCAGTATTGACGTAGATTTTAATTATGCATTAAGAAACTTTGGTAAGCTTTATCTTACAAAAAAAGCTGTGGATGCTGGGCGTAAAGTACGAAGTGAAATACAAGACGATCCTAAGAAAGCTATTGCTACACTTATAAACGATTTAACTAGTATTCAGACCAATTTTGATGAAGATATTTATATATATGATAAAGGGACTGATGAAAGATATACGGAATATGAATCAAGAATAAAGATAAGAGAAAAGGGTTCTGGCTTAATGGGAGTGCCTACAAGCTTTAAATCCATAAATGCATTTGGTGTTGGATGGATGCCAGGTGAGCTTATAGCGATTTTTGCAAGACCAACTATAGGTAAGACGTGGATGTGTGTTCACGCGGCTGCTACGGCCGTTAACAAGGGTTTTAAGACACTTCTAATATCGACAGAGATGCCTGCTAGAGCCATAAATATGCGTTTAGATGTAGTTTTAGCTAATATGATGGGTTATGAGTTCTCTCACACAGATTTGAGGCGAGGGAATAAAATAAACACGGAAAAATATAAAGATTTCTTAAGTCATAATAATAGGGAATCATTACTTGTATGTGATCATATACCAGGACAAGTAGGAATATCTCAAGCATCAATTGCAACTTTAATAAGAAAGTACAATCCAGAATTTGTAGTTATAGATGGTGTATATTTGATATCAGGGAATAATTCTAAAAAAGCAGCATGGGAGCAAAACCATGAATTGTTTTATGGTCTTAAGAATTTAGCTACAAGTATGGACGTTCCCATTTTAGTTACTACACAAGCGACTAGAGATGCCTCTAATATGTTTACACCACCTAGAGCAGATCAGGTAGCATTTGGAGATGCTTTAATTAGAGCAGCAGATGCTGCATTAGCAATGTGTGGAATTGAAAATGATGATAATAAAAGAATGGTTCAGTTTCAAAAGTATAGGGACGGAGCTATTCCAAAACTGACAACTGTCTTAGATTGGGATGTTGATATAGGTAATATCAATGAGTTGGAAAATTATAACGTAGACGATTTTTAGAAAGGAGAGTTTACTATGGGATTACTTGATTGGCTTGGAAGCGACGATGATGTGGTTGTTAAGCATTTAAAGTCTAAAGCTGCTTCTAGGGAAGAAATAGCTGTAACTGTGGGCATGATTAAAAAAGGTATTGCCCCTGATTCAGATGGCTACCCAAACGAAATTGCTTTGTTCTTACGAAAACCGAAAAAGGATAGATAAATGGATTGGTACTCCCTTTTAATCCGTTATGGTGTGGATGTACCAAATACAGAAGATGAATTCAGTATTCATTGCCCATTTCATGACGATAGAAGGCCATCATGTGCTGTTAATTTAGAAAAAGGTGTTTGGAATTGTTTTGCTGGGTGTGGGCAAGGCGGTCTTAATTCATTTATCTGGAGAATATCTGGGAAACCTTGGAATGAAATTCAAGTAGAAATTCAGGAAACTGATCTTGATTTCTCAATAGGAGAGTTTGATTTAGGAATTAAAACACCTGATGAAGAAGATACTTTCCAACCTACTTATGAGGGATTAGTAGATATTAATGATAATCATTGGATATATCAAAGAGGTTTCACGAAAGAGATATTAAAAACATGGGGTTGTAAGCAAAACGCATATGGAGATTTTGTTTTACCAGTTGAGAATGAGGAGTCTGAAACATTGGGGTGGATAACTAGAAGATTGGAGCTTACACCTAAATACTTATTCAGCAAAGGATTTAGAAAATCCAAAGCATTATTTGGTTTAAATCATTTAATGGATAAAGATGTGATATTTATATGTGAGGGTGCTTTAGATGCAATATGGTTACATCAAAATGGTTATAATGGATTAGGAATATTAGGAGCTATAATATCAAAAAATCAAATCGAATTATTAAAAAAGTTAAAACCGCAGGAGGTGGTATTATGCCTTGACAATGATGAAGCAGGAAAAAAGGGAACTGAAAAAGCTACGTTTGACCTAGAAGATTGGTTTATGATAAGTTTTATACAGTTTCCAAAAAGATACAAAGATTTCCAAGATATACGCAATAGAACAGAAATAGATAAAATTATAGAAAATAGAAATATATTTTAAAGGAGAAAAAAATGAGTGGATTAAAATTAATTTCAACAGCGACTACAGAGTCATATTCAGAGAGAACAGAGAATAAAGAGTTATACCCCAAAGATGGAGATCAAATTTTTTTAACCTCGCTTCCCACTGGTGATCCTGAAGATACCAAACATCCATATTTCAATTTATTTGATTATTATTGGATATACACTTATCCAAATCAGGGTGGTAGAGGATTTATTAATCAGCTTGCGGGATGGGAACGTGTAGCAGATGATGATAGGTTAGATTTAAGTGGTGTACCAGAGGAGATCAATGGTAACGAAATTAAACCTAAACATAAATTTGCATTTTGGGGATATGTACATCACATCATACACGCAGAAAAATTACAAGATTCTTGGGAGCCAACTGAAGGTCCTGGTGGTAGAAAGGCATTTAAGGAAACTTTAAACGATTTTAGAATAATTAGTTTAGGTTTTGGGCATATGGGAGTTACAGTTAGACAGCTAGAGGAAGTGTATGAAGAATGGGGTACACTCGATAAGGGGGTCATGAGGATTAAGCGAACAGGGAAAGGTATGTATGACACTAGTTATACAATAAGTCAAACAGTAAAAAACTTCGAGGTTCCTAAAGCAAAATTAGCTGAAGCGAATAAATTACCTAGTATTAGGGATTATTTTTACGATAGATATGGGCAAGCGTTTGTTCCAAAAACCATAGAAAATAATTCATCACCTGATAATGGGGATTTATTTTAGTTTAGTGAAGTAAATATATGGGGGCTAAACACCCCCATATATTAAGTAAATGGATTTAGAAATGATGACAATAGTTAATAATTTAACTTTTAAAGAAGATTTAGAAAAACTAAAAGCACTTGGTCCTGAGTTATGTATAGATGTTGAAACAAATGGATTAGATTCTTACAACGGAAATCAAATCTGTGGTGTTGGGGTGGGACAGCCTGACCATACTGGTTTAATGCAATATTATCCATTTAGGCATCATCAAGGACAAAACTTAAACCCTAATTGCCTTAGAGAATTGATTCAATATTTAAATACTGGTGTTGATACATTTATAGGATATAACATTAAATTTGATTTACATTTTTTAGAACAAGAGGGTTTAAGAGTTGTTGATAAAAAATTAATTGATGTAATAGTTATGGTTCGTCTAATAGAACATAGTGATACCAAGGAATTATCTTTATCCGCTACTGCAAAACGTCATTACGGTGAAGAAGCTATTCAATATGATATAGATACTAAGAAACAACTTAGATCAAATAAATGGCATAAGGACTTTTCAATGGCTCCTGCTGACTTTTTGGGGGAATATTGTAAAGAAGATGTAAGATTGACCTCTAGGATATATCAAAAAGCCTTAAAACAAATAGAATCAACCCAGCAACAGAAAGTATTTGATCTTGAATGTGAATTAACCCAAGTTTTATTCCAAATGGAAAAAAGAGGTATCTCTGTAGATAACCAATATGCTTTAAAAGTAAGGGATTTATTATTAAACAGGTTAGAAGATGTTCAAGAAGAAATATACAGTCTTGCTGGTTCTGAATTTAATATCTCTAGTCCCGCACAAATAGGAGAAATATTTAAAAATCTAAATATAGAATCACCCATGCAAACGGAAAAGGGTTCGCCTTCTTGGAATGAGGTTGCATTAGCAAGTATTAACCATAGATTAGCAGGGCTTATTAGACAGTACAGAGCTTTAGAAAAGCTAAAGTCTACTTATATAGAGCCATATATAGATACAACCATTATGAGAACCTCATTTTGTAATTGGGGCACATCAACAGGTAGATTATCTTCTAGAGAACCAAACTTACAAAACATTCCACGGAACTATTTTAAACTGGCTACAGAAAAATTAAATGCTGAGGATAGAGAGGGTATTAAGAATAAAATAGTAGCAATGGTATCTGCAAGAGGTAAGTCCCTACCCAGTGACTTATCTGATGACGTTTTAGAAACATGGGCATTTGTTGGGGATGAATCATTTAATCCAGATGATGCTAAACAAATAGCAATAAGACGTCTTTTTATTCCTAGAGATAATTATTCATTAGTTTCATTTGATTATAGTCAAATGGAAGTTAGGGTTTTTATGTCTTACTTTCGGAATGAAGTTATAGATGAACTACTAAATAAAGACGATGTAGATTTTCATGGGGAAGCAGCTAAGATTGCTTTTGGTATTACAGAAGAAGATAGTGAATTTAAATTTTACAGGCAACTAGCTAAAGGGATAACATTCGCTACAATTTATGGGAGTGGTAATAAAGCATTAGCACAGCAATTAAATACTACGCCTCAAGAAGCTGGGAAATATAAGGAAAGATATTTTAAAGGTATGGTTGGCTCTAAGAATTTCTTTGACAGAGTTGTAAACAAGGTAGAACAAACTGGTAATATTCATAATAAGTATGGTAGGAAATATAAGATTAATTCAAGATTTGCTTATAAGGGAGTTAACTACCTGGTACAAGGTACTAGTGCTGATATCCTAAGTGAGAGAATGATAGAAATAGCTAAATTTCTTGAGGATAAAGAATCAAATATTCTTCTACAGGTTCATGATGAAATTATTGTAGAAATACATGATTCCGAATTAGATTCAATCCCATTTAAAATCAAAGATTTATTAGAACAGAATAGTTTAAACATACCATTGAAGGTTGATATGGAGATATGTACCCCATCGTGGGCTACAAAAAAGGATTTTAAAGAACCTTCTTTAGATGACTATATTGATTGGAGTGTATATGACGAACGATAAATTGTCACAATCGCAAATAATATTAAAAGTATTAGAGGACTCAAATGAGCCTATACCTTCTTATGCAATACAAAAGACTCAAACGCCTTGGGGTTGGTTGGGTACGTCAGCAGATCGAGAGGCAAGAAGATTAGCGGAAGAAGGGAAAATATCTAGAGAGAGGGTAGGAAAATATACTTATTACTCTAAACATAAATATGACAATTCAATTGATTGGGGGATATATGGCAACTAAATCATATGAAGAATCTTGCAGGGAAGCCGCATTAGAAATAGCACAGGTTGTAATAAACAAACAACATGATTATGGACATGACAATATATTAGCTTTTAGAGAAAAAGGGTTAGTTGTTAGATTGTGGGATAAGGTAGCAAGGTTAAAAAACCTGATGTGGAAAAACGATTATGAACCAAAGAACGAATCAGTAGTAGATACATTTATAGATATTGGAGGGTATAGTATAATTGCATTAATGTTACATAAAGATACTTTTAAAAACGAATTAGAAAGGAATAAGAAAAATGGCAAAGATAGAGATTAAATTAGGATATACAAAAAAGGTAGGAGATTTTGACTTTCTTAGGGCTGATGTTGGCATAAGTGAGATCGATACAGAAATACCTTTAGAAACTCAATTAGCTCCAGCAAGAGAATATTTAGATGGGCTTTGGGAATTAGCCAAAGATGATATAAATAATCAATATAAGGAACAGCAAGAGGGCATTGGTAAATGAACTCCGCTGAAGAAGAATTATTAAAAAAACATCCAAATATAAGTTTTGGGGACACCTTGGCTTTTGAGTTTGAACGCATACCAACAGATATACCCAATTTTGACGTTTTAATAGGTGGAGGAATAGCTACCAAACATTTTACTATGCTGGCGGGTCCAAGTAACGCTGGTAAATCTTATTTAGCTTTACAGATAGTTAAGGCTTTTCAGAAACGAGATATACCATGCTTATGGATAGATGCAGAGGGTAGCCTAGATTTAGAGTGGAGTAAAAAATGTGGCGTTGATGTTGAAAGACTTGGTAAAGTAAGACCTACCACAGGTGAGGAAGCTTTTAATATGGCTAGAACAGGTTTGAGTCTTGGATATCTTGTGGTAATAGATTCATTCGCTGGTTTAATACCCACAGCTAACTTGGAAGAGGATTTCTCATATAACCCTATTGCTTGGCAAGCTAGATTTTTAAATATGGGAATTCCTAAATTATTTTATGAATTTGAAAAGAATGGTGGGACTTTAGTTGCTATAAATCAATTACGTTCATCTATGTCTAAATATAAGTCCGATACAATGCCAGGTGGGGAGGGTCAAGTATTTTTAGCTCATTTAATACTAGGTGTAAGAAGAGGTGGTTGGATTCCAGATAAAAATAAAAAAAGAATTGGATATGAGATAGAGGTAACTGTAAATAAAACTAAAATTGGTGGTGAAAATCAAGGTCAAACAACAATACCTTTTGATATGAAAGATGGTATAGATTATATTAGCGTTGATATAAGAGAAGCCCAAAATATAGATTTAATTTTTAATAAAGGGTCATGGTGGTATCACACAAAAAAAGATGGCACTGAACTTAAAGTACAAGGTGTAGATAAATTAAAACAATTTTTTATAGATAATCCAGATGAATATGTTGATTTTCAGACGAGATTGCAATTATAAGGAATGGCTTAGAAATTGAGGCGTACAGAAGATACCAAACAAGAAAGAATAATTGCTGATTGCTTAATGGATTTAGGTATTAGATATGCAGATCAATATGAGTTTGATCCTTATAGAGTTGATTTTTATATACGAGATTTAAAGATGGTAATAGAAGCAGATGGTATATATGGGCATTTTAGGAAAAGAGATAGAAAAAGAGATGCTGATTTATTAGAGTATGACGAAGTGGAGCATATAGTACATATTAAAGAAACCACGAAAACTAAAATAAAGGAAGCAATATGGCAGGCATTAAGAAAACTGGACGAGGAAGATTAGTAAAGCAAGACATCTGGTTAAATGAACTAATAGACGATTATTTGCATGGGACAATGACGCCACCTCGTAGTGGCGTTTTTCATCCTTCTACACTAAGCAATACTTGCGATAGAGCTGTCTGGTTAACATTTCATGGTAAAATGCCTAGCACGCCCTTAGAACCCACTTTAAATAGAATATTTCAAAATGGAAATTACTTAGAAAATCGTGTTGAATCATGGTTTCAGAATTTAGGTATTATACTAGCCAGAGAAATGCCTGTTAAACTTGATAATCCAGTTATATCAGGACGTATCGATTTTGTTATCAAACATGAAGAGTATGGAAGAATACCTGTTGAGTTAAAAAGTATTAACACATCAGGATTTGGTAAATTAAAGGGTCCTAAAGAGGATCACCAACTACAACTTCAAATGTATTTAAACATGGCTGATCCAAAATTTGATATTGGAACTGTTTTATACGAAAATAAGAATGATCAAAAAATTAAATCATTTTTAGTTGAACGAGATGATAAGCAATGGGATGATATATTAACTAGATGTTTTACTATACAAGAAATGAAAGAAGCACCAATAAAATGTACTGGAGCTCCATGGTGTGCTTGTAAAAATGTAACAATAGAAGGAGAAAGTTATGAATTCTGAAAAATGGAATCCTCATAAAGCAATAGAATTAGCAGATCAAAATTTAAAATTGTTTGGTCCTCCTGAGTTCAAAGCTACATTAGATGAAAGTGTAACCGAAGATTTACCATATGATGAAATAAGAAGTTTTGATAATGGTCAATTAGAGGCATTATTTGTCATTTATGGGGGCTATAAGGCTTATTTAGAAACTAAACTTAGTGATGATGAGGCTTTATTAGGTGCTTTAGAGTCCACTCATACCGAAGCGTGTAATATAGCTATACATAATATCGCTCGAGAATATGATAATAACGGTAAAAGAAAGCCTACAAAAGAAGAATTAAGAGGAGAGATGTATTTAAAATATCCTGAATTAATAAAGAAACAACAAGAAATCATAACTATACGAATACGAGTAAAAAAGATATCTGGTAGGCTGGCTACTTATTCCTCAAACTACAACACACTTTCTAGGGTAATAACATTAAGAAATGTTGGAAGGCATTTATGAATTATTTAGGTTTAGATTGTTCTAGCCTTGCTGTTCATGGTGTGATAATAGACGATGATGAAAAAATTATTTCAATGCATAAATGGGGAAGCAAGAATAAAGATTTTAGTCAAAGATTCCCAGAAATAACATTAGATTTTTTTGATGAACTTAGTAGAATAAATAATATAGATAAATCTTCTATTGAAGCAGCGATTTTTATTCAAAATCCAAAGACGACTATCGCAATCGCCCATGTAGTTGGTGCTGTATGGTTATCTTTATTATGGAAGGGTATCGAAACAAATAGAATAGAAAATACTAAGTGGAAGAAAATAATTTTAAATAAAGGCAACGCATCAAAAGACGACATAAAACAATTTTCAATAGATAAATGGGGAGATATATTCCCTGAACAAGATTATGCTGATGCAGCTTGCATCGCATTATATAGTAAAAGGAGAGGAACATAATGGCTTTAGGTGAAGGCGGTTTAAAAAAGGTAAGACCAGAAATTCAGATTCACTTTAATAGTGATAAAGAAGAAGTAAAGAGGGAATATGAGGATAAATTTACCAAAGAACTCCCAACTTTCGAGGATGTGAAGAAGAAGTATGGGGCTGTTGTTTGGTGTAAATATATAGATTGTAAATATAATCAGGAGATAAAGGGATTGCAGAGAACATCTGGTACATTACTTAAAAGTAGAACATGGAAGCCTATTGTAGAACAAGAAGCAATTTGGCCAGCAATTTGTACAAGAGATGAAATTGCAATTAAGTTTGATGAAACTTATATAGGATCAGGTAAATTTAAAATAAAAGTCCCTAGTTGTTTTACAGCTAGCACTAAGAAAACTGGTCATATTGATTTTTCACAATTCTTACAAGGTGATGGCACCCCACTTGGAGGGAATATAGATTCTCAACACGTATCTGATGCAGGATATGGTGTTCATGATTCAGGTTCAATATACGAGGGTTAATTAATGCCAAAAAAGTTTCCTGAATCAGTAAAATTAGAGGCTATGAGGTTATTTGTAGCTGGCGATAAAACAGCTAAAGAAATAGCTGAAATTGTTTCAAAGGATAATGATACAGAAGTAAAGCCCGTAACTATATATGCATGGGCTAAGCAGTTTGACTGGGAAAGCCAAAGAAATGTCGCTAGGACAGAGAACCAAGAAAAGCTAGTAGAAACAGAAGGTCAACGCTTTACAAGGCTTCAAAAGGAGCAACTAGAAAGCTATACATCACTAGCTAGTAAAGCATATAAAGAATTAGATGGATTACATTTCGATAGGGCTTTTGATGCTGTGAAAGCAGTAGATATAGGAATCAAGGGTCAAAGAGATGTGATGTCTGGATTGATTAATTTACAGTTCGTTCAAGAGGTTCTAGGTATCTTAGTTGAAGAGATTCAAGATCAAGATACATTAAATAAAATAGCTTTAAAATTAAAGGCATTAGTACAAACAGAAGGGGAAACTAAATAACGTGGCTGAAGAAGTAATAACAGTTGAAGGTGCTTTTAATTTATTATCAAATGGACTAAAAAATCAAGATAAATATAGAGTAGGATCATTTAGAGAATTTCTGGAAGATATTTGGAGTCAAGGTTTTGACAATCCAGAATACTTTAAAGCTTATCACGCTAGTTTATTAGCAGAAGATATTGAGGAATGTATTGAAACAGGCATGAATTATGTTGCTGTTTTACCACGATTCCATTTTAAATCTACAATATTAGGTCATGCATTTAGCGTTTGGAGATTATTAAAAGCTCCCAGAGATTGTGCTATTCTTTATCTTAGTTATAGTGATGGTATGGCAAAATACCATATATCTGAAATTAATAAAGAGATAGGTAGAAACCCTGTTTTAAGTGAGCTACTAGTTAATAGAAATCCTAAAGCTGATTTTTCGGCTAGGTATTATCTTAACAACAAACCAATGGATATTATGCATGGTGGATTATTTTCTTTCAAAAGAGGTATGCACGTCAATGGAGCTTTAATTGCTGATGACGTATTACGTGATCCAGAGAACCCGTTAAATATTGGACAGGTTACAAAGGTAGAAGACCACTTTATGACGGAATCATTATTCATTCCACTTAAGGGAACTCCTACTATCGTACTGGGCACACCAATGATGCCTGGGGATTTACTTGCAAAACTTCAAGAGGATGATAGATTTAAAGCAAGAGTTTTACCTGCTTTAGACCCTGTTCCAGGCAGAAGGGTTTTAATGCCTGAATTATATAGTGAGGAATGGCTATTACAACAACAAAGAGCAAGACCTAAGTCATTTGCTTCTGAGTTTATGTTAATACCGCATTTTGCAACTGAAGCATATTTTAACGCTGAGGATATATCTAAATGTGAAGATGAAAAATTAAGATCAGCACCAGCTACTAAACCATTTCCAATAGAACCAGGAGATCAGATATTTGGTGGCTTTGATGTTGGTAAAAAACGACACCCTTCTCATCTAGTATTATTTAGAAAACGTGGTGAAAAGATAGAACAGATACACCAGTCATTTTTAGAGGGTTGGAGTTATTCTGATCAAATAGAATATTTAAATGAGATTGCAGATAATTTTAATTTAACTACAGGATATGTAGATAATACCAGAGGTGAGTTGGAAGATAGAGGATTGGATACTAGGTGGCTTGCAAAAATATTTAGTAAAAAATCAAAGAACACTATGGCAGCTATTTTTGAAAAGTTTGTTCATAGTGGACAATTAGGTTTAATAAAAGACGAAAGACAGAAACACCAAATTTTATCAGTTAGCAATGAGTTAAAAGCTCCTGACACTCCTATGGGTCATGGAGATGCTTTTTTCTCAATAGCAATGGCATTAGAAGCGGCACACGAAACCGCATATAAGTTTGTAGGATTGGGGTCAGTATCAGACTGGATAGACGCAGTTTCTCCAGATGAAACACCAGCTGGCAGACAGGAAAAGTTAGAAGGTACAGGTTTTAAAAACCTTAATAAATCAACCCCTTCAGAACATTTACAGATGGAACCAGTAAATGCGAAACAAATAATGACTTCTGCACCTAATCCAAAATGCGAAGAAATAGTTTGTAGTCCCAGCTTTTGGGTGGAGGAGCGAGGGTTGTGTTTATTCTGTGGAATAAGAAAATAATAAAATATTGAATCCAAACGGAGGTTAAAGGATGACAAGCGTGGCTACAACTACAAATTTACAACTGTCTGAACAGGCAGAAACGATACTTAAACATAGATATTTCTTAAGAAATACTAATGGAGATTCAGTAGAAAATAGCTCTACGCTGTTTAGAAGGGTCGCAAAAGCAATTGCTGGAGTAGAATTAGAATTTCTCACATTACCTGTTGAAATCGAATTATTAGAAAATGATTTCTATGAGATGATGAGTAGTCTTGAATTTATACCCAATTCCCCTACCCTTATGAACGCTGGTACAGAACAAGGTACTTTAAGTGCTTGTTTTGTATTACCTTTAGAAGATTCAATGGAGGGGATAATGAAAGCCTCCACAGACGCAGCAATGGTACAGAAGTTTGGTGGTGGTACTGGTTTCTCCTTATCTAAGATACGTGCTAAAGGCACAAAGATAAAATCAACACATGGTATTGCTTGTGGACCAATAGAAGTCTTAAAAACGCTTTCTAGGGTGTCCTCAATGATTACACAAGGTGGTAAGAGAGATGGTGCTAATATGGCAGTAATGTCTATTTATCATCCTGACATATTAGAATTTATACGTTGTAAAACTATTGAAGGTGATATTCATAATTTTAATATTAGTGTGGGTGTCGATAGTGATTGGATGAAAGCTGTTAAAAGCAATGCTAATTACAATTTAATTAATCCACATGATAACACCATAGCAGGTCAATTAAATGCTAGAGATGTATTTAATACCATCGTAGAGGGTGCATGGAAAAATGGCGAACCAGGAATGATATTCCTTGATCAAGTTAATACGGACAATCATGTTTCAGAACAATATGGTAATATGATTGCTACTAATCCATGTGGTGAACAACCATTACTAGGAAATGAATCTTGTAATTTAGGTTCTATTAATTTAGCAAAGTTTTATAGAAATAAAGATATTCAATTTGCAGAAGAACCTTGGAAGGCACAAATAGATTGGGAACGCCTAGAAAAGGTTACTCGTCTGTCTACTAGATTTTTAGATAATGTAATTGATGCCAATTATTATGCTACTCCAGAAATAGAAGAAATGACTAAGGCTACTCGCAAGATTGGTCTTGGAGTTATGGGATTTGCTGATTTATTAATTCAATTAAGAATAGCTTATAACTCAGAAGATGCAAGAATAATTGGTGAAGAAGTTATTTCAAGAATTAAAGAATGGTCTGATGACGAATCATTAGAACTAGCTATACAAAGAGGAACTTTTCCTGCTTGGGAGAAAAGTACATTTAATAAAGAGCTAGAACAATATAGGAATCATTGTAGATTAACTGTAGCTCCTACTGGTACTATCTCAATGCTAGCTGATACTTCTAGCGGTATAGAACCAACATTTGCATTAGCTTGGAAGAAGCAGAATATATTAGAGGGTAAGTCTTTTAATTATGTTAATAGTTATTTTGAGAATGACGCAAAAGAGTATGGATTTTATTCAGAGGGTCTTATGGATTATTTAGCCTCTGGTGGTTCATTACAGAATTCACCTTATGAGTTACCCGACTGGGTTAAAAGTCTTTATGTAACAGCACCTGAAATATCTCCAGAAGATCATGTATTAATGCAAGCAGCATTTCAAAAGCACGTAGATAGTGGTATTTCAAAGACTATTAACTTTGCTAATGAAGCTACTATTCAAGATGTAGAGGACGCTTATCTATTGGCGTGGGAAACTAAATGTAAGGGTATTACTGTGTATCGAGCTGGGTCTAGGGATAAAGAAGTTTTAGTTAAAGGCACAGAAGGGGGTCATCAAATGCAATTAGCTGATAAAGCAATGGCTGGTATAGATGAAACTGAAGATATTGTTTATTTAGAAACTAATTCAGAAAATTGTTGTAATAATCCATACATAGTTATGGAGTCAGGATGTGAGTCCTGCAAGTCCTGCGGTTGGTCTGCTTGTACAATTTCATAAAAAGTCTGCTTTAGTTAGTATAATGTTATTAGGATAGCGTAAGTTTAAAGAATAGGAGAGTTTTTATGGCTATAGGTAATATGTTAGCAGCAAATGAAGCACGATATGTAGCTGTGCAAGATGAAACTCAGGTTTGGCGAATATTGGATACATGGCATGATGATATAAAAACCATGGACCCAGATTCAGATATACCTGACGAAAGCCCAGCAGTGAGTGTTTTAACGGATGGACAAGTCGTAGCACTTATAAAAGAAGCTGGAAGGCTTGGTATTTTACAAAATGCTACATTTGGTACAGGGGAAGCGGCTCTAGAGGCTACTATATTAGATAAAGATCAGGAAATTTTAGATTTAAAAGAGGAACTTGTAAAATTACAAGAGGACAATTCTAAAATAATAAATGAAACTACACATTCTGAATCATATGTTTTAAAAGAAAAAGCAATGGTATCTGAATCAGAATTAAAACAAAAAGCAATGGAGAATATCTTGAAGCTAGTTAGCATACAGGATTTATCTAATTTAGGTAAGGAATAAACTAAATGAAGTTATCTGAATATATGCCAGAAGTTCCTGCATTAGCTCAACAGATGTCTGACCTCAATAAACAAATTGGTATGTTAGGTATGATGAAGGGCTCAGGTGAAACAGCAAACGCACCCACTATTGGAGTAGATCACATTGTCAATACTTGGGTACGCCATCAGATGGCATATCGTCAACAATTGATCCAAGACCTTCAAACTGTAGCAATGTCAGTAGAAGAAATAAGAGGTCCTTTATCTCACATTACTGGAGAGGTATTCAGAAGAGGATTAGAAATTGTCCCTAAAGTAGAAAACCCAGATAAAGAACAACGCAAAAGACTTGAAAAATGGCTTAGTGATTGTAACGTATTTGATCAGAGTATGGAGGAAGTACTCAGGCAATTCCATTTTGATGTAAACAGTTTGGATGATGGGTTCCTATACCTAGCTAAAGAATATAAGGATTTAGGAAATGGTAAAGTATCTTCAAGGTTACAAGAAATAAGAAGATTAAACCCTGCACTAGTCGAATTTGACTTAGATACAGCTGGTTTACCTAAAAACTCTCACTTTATTTGCCCTATTCACAGAGAGCAGGTAGAGGATGTACCAGGGACTTGTGAAAAGGATGATTGTGACCTTAAATTAATACCTGCTATGTATAAATACTATCATCGCAATCAACATATATATTTAACAGATGCAGAGGTTATACATTTAAGCAAATTTAGTCCTACAGAAACATATGGTTGGAGTCCGATACTAACTATATTTGAAAAGGCTCTAACACTTACAGGTATGGATAAAAACTTATATAGGTATTTCTTTGAAAGAAAAACTCCTGCTTCTATGTTAATGGTAACTACAGATGACCCTGAGTCATTGCGTAGAGAAAGAGAACATATCGCAGCTCAAACACGATTAGACCCTAACTACATACCAATGGTAGCGGTATCTGCTAGAAACCAAAGAGGTAGAGTTGATATGGTTAGGTTATTCCACACACTACAAGAGATGGACTACCTACCAGTTAAAGATGAAATTCGAGAAAGGGTTGCAGCTATGTGGGGCGTGACCCCCGCCTGGCAGGGAGCTCCAGATGCTTTTGGAGGTTTATCTAGTCAGACACAGCAGTTAGTGGTCATGAGCAGAGTCGTTGAGGGGGACCAGCGTTTATTCCAAGAAAAGGTCTTTCCTCAATTATTAAAGGCGTTTAATGTTACTGATTATGCAATAGCATTACCACAACCAGAGGAGAAGGCTGAAAATACACGTCTATCATTTGCACAGCAGAAGATTCAAATTGTAAATCAATTTGCTCAGCTTGGTTTTGACATTAAATTAAAAGAACAAGATGTCCCAATTTGGGACGCTGATTTTATTGTTAGTGGGGAACCCGTAGAAAAAGCTAAAATGGATGCTGAACAGCAAGCATTAGGTTTGGAGCAAACTAAACAGCAAATGCAAATGGAAGAAGAACAACAACAAGAGCAAGATTTTGAAGAAATGTTGGATGATGAAGAACTTCAATTATCTATTCCAAAACATAAAAGGAAGTTTAAAGGTAGAACTGGTGGGGTAACACCTAACTGGGCTGATAAACATCCTGACGAGGAACGAGATATAGATGAATATGCAGAAGCTAGGGCTAATAAAAACGAATTAACATTATCTAAATCTTGGATTGAATCATTAAATGAAAAAGGATTTAGTAGTCCAGTAATAAAAGAAGTTAGTGAAGATTTATCTAAAATGTGGTTTGTACAAAACAATACAGATTATGTAGCAGAATTGTCTCCATCTGGAGTAACACATATAGAGAAAGCTAAATTTACTAATAGGATTACCAAAAGAAAAACTATAACTAAGAAAGAAGATAAATCCACAGTTTCAGACGAAACAGAAAACTAGGAATTATTATGACTGATATTAAAAAAGAAAATGGTGATGGCGGAGGTTTTGGAGATGGTGGAGGAACTGTTTTTACATCAACCGACGCAGGGATATTTACCCCAACACATGGCGGGGGTAAAAAGAAAAAGAAAAAAGACAAAACCAGCGGTATACATAGACTTGCAGATTTTATAAATGATAACACCCCAGAAATTAAATCTAAAAAAGTAGAAAAATCACAACAAGATAAAAGCTTTGTTTTAAATTTAATAAAATGGGTTAGTGAAGAATTTAAAAAAGAATCCCCTACTGCCTTCAGACAACAATCTAGCGGAACAGATATGAATGATCAAGTTCCTAGAATAGATTGGAAAAAGAAGGACTTAAAACCCCTAGACGAAATAGATAGTGACCCCTCAGAATTTGATGCAAAGCCTAGTGAAACATCTGGGCAAGAACAAGAGGACGAACAAAAAAGAATTAGGGCTTTAGATGAAGAAGATAAGACCGACGCAGGTGCCCATGATATTAGTACACCAACTGGGCTAGCTTCTACAACAGCCCCAGCAGGGTTAAATGTTCAATTAGCAATGCCTTCTGGTGGTGTAGATACTGATTCATTACAAAGAGGGGCGGATTTAGACCAAGAACAAGGTCAACTTTCAGATGACGAGGTGGTGGAAGAAGTGGTAGAGGACCCAATTATTGAAGAAGATAAAACAGAAGAATAGGTAAGAATTACTTTTATATATGTATAGCAAGTTGTGCCCTAAATGCAAAGGTGGAATGTACATAGACGAGGATCAGGCACTTCATTGTATAGTATGCGGAAAAGTAATTCACTTAAAGATAAGGAGGAATTATGATTCCAGAAGAGGTTCGCTTAGAGATAACAAGAAAACGTTCAGAGGGGTGGACGTGGGATTCGATAGCGGAGTCGATAGAGGAACAGTTCGGCATCAAAGTCCACAGAACAACGATCCAAAGATGGCACGATCGTCAACTAGGGGACTTGGAAACAATAGACGAATCAGTTCCCTTACTTCCAAACGATAAAATAAGATTAGATAAAAAAGTAGCTCATGCGGTTAGTGAAGCTAATCTGTACCGAAAACTATATCGTCAACTTCTTAAAGACAATGTTAAAAAAGAAGTTATTATAGACACTATCCATCATCTTACTTCAGTATTTCAACCTGTAGCTCTTCAAAATTATAAATCCCCTAAGGGTAAGTTTACTGGTAAGCATCCTCAGACTGTAGTAGCACCTCTAACGGATACTCATATAGGGGAATCAGTTAATGCTGAGCAGATGATAGGTTTAAACACATA